TTTTTTTTGTATAAGTGAGTTTGCACGTACTTTAAAATAAAAACGATAAACGTCTAAAAATAAAAAGATCGTACGCCTCCGATGACCTTACGTCTCATCATCGAAGATTTCTGCTAGCTAAATTGAAAACAATAAAGTATTGTGTCGGCAAACTCTAGTGCTCAATATATGATATTAGGATAAGTTCTGGGTTTCTCCACAACTGACATGCGTTGTGTAGGCTCTCATCGTACTGTATGATTTTCACCGCCTCCGCCGCCAAACGGTTCCGTGAACTTTAAATTGGCAACCCCTAATTCATAATTGGTGAAATTAAGTGTAAACTAAACTACTACTGCTCGGTTTTATTGTCATGAGCTGGACTTTTCTTGGGTACTTAAATGCATTCCACAACCTGGAAACAAGCACCCTCATATTTTGGAATCTATGATTCATCGAAAACACTTTGGTATTTTACATCGAAGTGGATTAACATTAACACATTTACTGTTTGGGAACAGTTGCGTCGCTCTACTACAAGTATTGTAACTAGTCCGGAAAGGATACAGCATTAGCCGTGCTCGACCCTTCCTACGATTATTCATCTTAACGGACCTCACCAATATCATCATGTAATATGACTAAAGGCTGAGTTAATGATCATGTCTGATCCAAAATATTCGCCGTGGCAATTTCTATAGCGCTCCACGGAAGCCCGAGCGCATTAAGAAGTTAAGTGGTTGTCGTTATACTTGAACTTGACTTCTGTGGAAAAATCGGTATTTGTTGATCAACCGGTTTCTCTTTTGGCAAATTAAGTGCCAAACTAAAATTAACTGGATTAAAATGTACTGGAAACATTGGTACTGGACACAAACACATAAAATCATCTGCACCTGCAATCATCATTGCATTCTGCCCATTGGGTACTCCAAATAGATCACTTGGAAAGTTCCAAAGAGTAGTATCAATATCAATAAGAGATTCAGTATCAAAATACTGTGACCATGCATAGTTCATTGGCACATAAGGTTGTGGTGCCATATAATGAACATGAACTTTTTCGTGGTTATACACCACATTAGTGTTGGAAGTAAAGAACATACATCCAGCTCCATCTCCATAAGTCACATTTGCTCCATCATTGTTCAATGAAACATATTGAGTCGGTTGGTGATGACCAATTATCCTGCCTCCTCGCCAATAACGATAGAATGCTGGAAAATAGTTGTAAGGCTCACCACCATACAACGCCCAGTTCGCAAACAAGGCACCTGGTAGAAAATTCATTGGATGAGTACCATCCGTTGAAGTGTTCCATAACCAACTTGAATCTCTTTTGAGACAATCAGAAACTGTTTTGACTTGTTCAGCCATACAAAATCCAATTTCTGCTCCTTGATTGCATTGAATCAATCCTTCAAAGGGTTTTGAGAACATCTGATCAATTGAACTATCAGATTTAAAAATGCCATTAACTCGCACGCCCCTAAGCTGTGCAAATTGAGTATCTTCCCCACCTGCTCTAAATATATTACAATACATAATTGGGACTGCAGGTAAAGCTGATCCCATAATTGAAGTGATCAAATCAATATGTAAAGTAGGTATTTGTGTGGATGCTGCATCACCTCTGTGCCTACGCCACATTGAAGTGTAAAGATAAGGAACCATGAGTGTAACCCATGTATCACCTTTAATATCCACCACTTGCTGTGGTAGATCTGCAACATCAGTAATACCAGCATTTTGTGCTGATACATAAACCCTTGCTCTACAGGAATAAAATGCTGGGAGTACAAACTGAATTGCATATTTGATACTTCCACGCCAATAAACAAATGGCAAGCCCACATTTTGCAACCAATCTCCAATTGGGGACAAAGTACATCCCGTTGTGGCTGTTTGCATTGTATGACAAGCTATTGTCATTGATGTTGTTGATGTTGTAAAAACACCAGTGGCCATTAGCATTGGTTTCTGAGCTAACTTACTAACTGCCATATGTGATGTTTCCATTCCATTAACTGTTTCTGCTTGCCAAACGTATGGATTTGCATATTGTGATAAAGGCTGTGCATATTGTATTCCTTCTGACAATGAACACTGTGGTTGATATGTGTTCATTATCTGTGTTGATGACTCTGTATTCGTTGGCTTATTGAGATCCATTCCTAAGAATGAGCCAACTGTATCTGCAAGAAAACCCCAAGCATCATCAATAATAGGTAATCTTTTGACTATTTTACTAGCAACTGAAACTGCCGTTTTTGCATCAAACTGTTGTGATTTAGCATGTGCTTCAGGATTAGTCTTTCCTGAATTGGACTTAAAACCTGCTAATTTAATATTCACATATTGTGCCCAAACCATAACTGGGACTGATGCTGCCTGGTTTGGCTGTGATGCAATAATTGGATTCAATTCTCGGATAAACATTGCACCAATAATACCTCCCAGGTTAGTACCAGTGCCTTCCGTATCATGCATCAAACAAGGCGATCGCCACGGAATTGTGAATTTACAGCTTTCCTGTTTTGATGCTGAAAGCAATTGAGAATTCATTCCTGACAGTAGCCATGTATCCACTACTGTTGATGCATTAGTTGGTGGTAGAGCTTGAACAACTCCTCCATTTACCAACCAATCTGAAATCCAGCCAACAATAAGTTGACCTTGATGATATGGTGTTGATTGAACCTTAACTTCAATCTCCACATCTGCCCTAAAATAACGATACTTAGCAAGAACACCACTAAGTGCTGTAGGTGCCAAATCTTGTGGAAAACCATAATCTTTGCCTGCCCACCCATTGGACCAAGTTAATTGCCCAATAAGTGTTTTACGTGATAACAACTGTTTTGGAACTTCAGTTGTATATGGGTCCGCTGTAACTGGTCGCGGTACCGATTCTGTAGTTTGGATAGCCAACGGTGACTGCTCCAAACTTACTGTCAGACCATCTTCTGGTCCTTTAATTTGTACCTCCTGTGCTGGTACTGTAGCATTTGGTGTTGCTGATGGTTGTGCGGTTCGACTTCCGGGAACAGGCGTTTAGAACCATATCGCCGCCCGAGTGCACTTGTTTACAAAGCCCGCGATACATAACTTAAGTGCAAAATTACTTACGAAACTAGACTACTAAACTACACTTGCTATCGTGCAAAAAACTAAACTAAAATAGTGTGGTGGATAAAAGATACCCACTTATCTGCCATTTTTCCCCTATTGGCTTGGGCCCGATAATTTAATCATCGAGTAGACTTGCATCAAATCCACGATTTTTATCATAGTTACAAGCCATTGGTGGTTCGGAAGCTGAAGCAATAATGCCAGCATAAACTGTTTCATATGAATCAGTAAATTTATATGTAGGATTTCTCCTGTGCAAAAATGGATTAAGTTTTTCCTTAATTTCTTGAAAATATTCTTTTCCATGTAATGCTGATTCACGAATTGCCCAATGACAATTGATAACTAATTGTTTTTCAGGTGAATTAACCTTGGATTTCTTCAACCATTGCGTGGCTGAGATAATTGACTCCTTATTTAATGGTGCTAATACTAGACCATCTCTACGAACGTAACTACGTTGCAGAAACACTGTTTCAGAAGGTGAAATATGTGTTTTAAGTTTGGGTGTTTTATCTTGCTCTGTACAATCCTGATCAAAGTACATTTTTCGCAATAAAGCTATTTCCTTTCCATCCCAATCTGCTAAATAACGAACTGCAACATTTGAATCATCTCCAAAACCCCACATTGCATTCATCTTATCAAAAGGTTCATCTGAAATAATAAACCAACAACTACGATGTGTTACTGAATTAAGAACAGTATTCAGCACACATGTGATAATACATCCACTTGGCATTTGAATGATTAAGATCAACCATTTCTTATATGCCACTAGTGTGCAAAAAGTTGAACACAAATATGATGACCATAGCTGAACTACTAGGTCAGAAATACAATGATGGATCTTTGCATGTTTTGCAAATTCATTAATTATATAGTAGACTTGATAATGCAAGTCATAACCCCCTACATCATGGGAGACAAAATTCTTGGAAATTCGTTCCAATTTCTCAAGTAGGATTTTCCATCCTGTGGAGTACGGATTCACTCCAACTGCTGAATCGCCACCCAATGTGGTCTCAAAAAGGCTAATCCAATCGCCCATTAACATTCGTCCTTCTACTGTAAAATCTTTGGAACCTACAGCAAAGAAACGGGTATATTCCTTTTCTACCCTATCTAAATCACGATCTTCATCTTTCAAACAAAACTGAAAGATTACCAATGGTGTTACTCCCATTAAACGTAGTCTTATTCGTTCATAGACTACATACTGAAATTCTGGATGAATCCATTCTGTTTCAGCGGGATCACATTTTTCAAATTCCGCTATTTCAACGGGTCGCATATTTGGCAACTGCACCTCTGCATGTTGACCATAGGCTCGCAGCTTTTTATACCAAGCTGGCTCATTACATTTGACATTTCCTGGAACACCTCTTTTAAAGATATGTTCACATTTATACCCTCTTGAAGTCCAAGGGTAACCCATTGATGTAGAAAAATCTAAACCATGTACATTATTTTTAAGTGGATCACCAAAGACTGCTTCATGCATAGACAAAAAGTTAAGTTCCCTCATCATCTTTTCATGAAATATTCCTTTCCACACTTGGTGTGGTTCCACCACTTTTGTTTTCGTATAGAAAACGCGCTCTTTAGCTTTGCGCATCGATAAATTAACTGCATTTTCTGAAAGGGATGCAGGTGCCCTAGGTACTGGAAAAGGTGGTGGCAAATCATCAGTACCAGTCGCAATATCTGACGCCATAAGACTTGTGTGTCTCGGGAAATCAGCGTTGCAATTTGTGGTGTATCGGATATCTGCCACTCCATTAAAAACACCATCAACTTGATTTGAAAGTTCAACATTGCAACAAGGAGGCAAAACTGGTTTGCCCCATTTAACATCAGATGTGAACTTTTTATCTTTACGTTGTGCTAATTCTTTATCAAATAATTCCACATCCTCTAAAAATACTGGTGAACATATTGAGGTCCATGTTCCAGCAATTTCATTGGATGCAGTATGAATACCAATAAATTCCTTATTAACTGCAGGGTTAGCACTAATGTATGGTAAACTACATTTCCCTGTTCCTCCTGTTACTGAATCTATCATATAAAATTTTCCAAGTCGTGCTTCTTTTTGGAATGTTTCAAACACATAATCATCAAAATCAACAATCTTTGGTTCTACTTCAACAAAAACACGATCCATATTAAACTTACCTGATATCTCATTAACATCAATTCTCATCACTCCTTTTGCCTTATCCAATTCTGCTGCTGTTTCACGTCGTCGTCCATGACGTGAAATTATATCTGTTTTAGGAGACAAATTTGGAATCTGACAAAACACAAGATCTCTAAGATCAAGATCTTCTTCGTATGCTCGAC